AAATAATCTAACTGTAAATTTGAAGAGGTCGATAAGAGGTTCTGGGCCGCTTGCTCTACCTCCAAAAGTTTTGAGCGAGGAACCCGCAGGTCGAACTCTAGATGTATCCCATTCTGGTATTTGACCTGAATACAACAACGATACCAGTTCCCTAAACGATTTCGCCCATCCAACCTTTGAATCCGGTACGTGTATGACTGTATCTGTTGCATGAAAATCCTCTGCAATCTCTGGAAGTTTAGAAACGTATTGTTCTTCTACGCTATAACCAACACCTGTACCGCACATAAGAACATACATCATTTCATCAAAGCAACGTGGGCTATCAATAGCAAGATAACTACAATTAAACCCTGCCATGTTGTCACGATCTAATGCTTCACCAGCGGTCATCAAAGCCCTCATAGACGGCATGACTTCAAGATCGTGGATAGCTTTAAATATTTCTACACGCTCATCATCATTGAGTTTGTCACCCCAATATTTTATGTAGCGCGTTATTGTTTCTTTCCATGTTTCTCGACGCTCTTCACTTGGCAGGTAACGGGCGTAACGGCTTTTGTGTATGTATTCTTGATAGGCATCCAATGTTATTTCTCCATTTCATCTATGTCATTTAAGTCATTAATATTTAATTTATATTTGTTTCTTTTCTTTATAGGTTTTAACTTTTCTTCAGTTCGTTCTTCATACTTTTTTCTTTTATGGCGACTAAACTTTTCTAGTCGCTCACGCTTACGATCATTCATCATCACTCAAGCTCTCACGCTTTGAAACATCTATCCAAGAGGAGGGAATACTATCTTCAGAAAACCATCTAAAACCTTTTGAAGAGGCCCATTCAGAATGGTTACGTCTTGTACCATCCTTACGGCGCTTTGCTTGTGGCATAGGAGCATTGGGATCTGCAAACAAGAACACTAGCTCTATATCTTCTGGCAAAGCTTTAGCGATCCACACATACTTATTATATTCTTGATGATCCCAGAAGCGACCTTTAGCCTCAAGATATATCTTCTTACCGTCTACTGTGCGGATGAAGTCTGGATGATAAGTATGCTCGACAATATATTCTGCTTTTTCAGAATGGATCTTCCAATCATTGAGGATGCCTGAGTGTAGCTCATACTCCCAATTAGAATCATAGCCACGGACAGGGGCTTTATCGACAGGCCGTTTGACACGCGCCTTCCTATAACCTTTTTTTATTTTTGGTTTCAATGTAGTGTTGGTATCCCTTCAAAGTGTGAATGTAATATAGTATACAACTCAAATAAAAGCTCGTCGTCTATTTTTTCTTCGTCTGCTAACTGTCTGGCGCAGAAGAAAATTAAAGCTTCTATTGTTAATACTTTCATTTTAAATCATCGGCAGTGTAACTGTCAATAGGGCGTGAAGGGTTTTTGTTATAGAAATATTTAAGTTTATTCCTTGTCCACCTTTCTGTAAAAGCAGAGTTAAAAAACTGCCTGTCTTTGAAGTAGTGAGATGTTTGGTTTAGATACTTCTTAAAGTTTTTCAGATTTATTTTATCTGCTTCTTCTTCAGGCATGATGCTGTGCAACCACTCGACAGAAATGGCCTTGACCTGTCTATTGATTTTTTTCATTATTTTACGGTTCACACAACCTCCTCGACTCTTGGTGCAACTTCTACGTGAGTCAGATACGTCGGCCCACTAGAATATTTAAAAACTCTAAGCCCTGTACCATTGTTAGCATCTTTGTAGCATTCAAATTTATAAGCACAGTAATTACAGTTACGGTGTAGTTTCATGTTGCCTTTCTTACCTTCTGGTACAGACTCATAGCATCGTGGTGGAGGCGTAGCCAGCTTCAAGGCTTTCTTTACAGTTTGTATTTGTTGGTTAATAGCAGGCTTGTCAAGCTCTTCTGGGCGATAAAGACATAGCTCCCCACTCTCTTTGTTAATAACAAGGAAGCCTCCCTCAGAAGACTTCTCAGCCTCCTCATAGCCTGCAAGCTGTGACATATATCCGAAAGGATCGTCTTCAGCTAGGCGACCCTCACGAAATTTATTAAATGCAAACTTAGATGCAGTCTTTACATCAACCACTTCACCATCAATCTTACAATCAATGTGGCCTTTAACACCTTTGACTGTAATTTCTTTTTGCTCGTCAGTGACATTGTGTCCTGCGGCACGAACAAGCATCAAAAGAATTTCTTCTAGAATGTGACCGTAAAGAAACTTTATCTGTAAAGATGGGTGAGGTGTTGTGCTTTCTGTAGGTATATTCTGCTCATACCAAAGCTGTCTGGCAGGCCGACCAATATTAGACATACGCAGAGAGAACTCTGAGTTTCTTTCTGATGGTCTAGCCCAAGCCAGAAGGGAATCTTTGATACGTGATGCGGTCATGTCCAGATCTTCATCTGATAAATTAAATGCTTCCCCTTCAAATAACTTACCAAGCTGTCCATATATATCGTCAACTAATGTGTCAAGTTTCATTTTCTATGCCTTACGAAGCGACACTTACGTGTCTTTGAATTGTAGTGTAGGTACTGCACACCAAGTTCTTTTTGAAGTGGAGTCTTTGCGGATAGCCTGCCGTCTTTATAAGACTTAACATCTATCAAAGTGACCTCACCCTCTGGGTTTAGAGCAACAATATCTACTGGCCCTGTACATCCACAGTTCTTGAACACATGATAGCCGTTGTCCCATAGCCATGTAATGGCATAGTGTTCTGCTAAATCACCGATCCTGTTTGGTTCGTGAATCACGGTCTTCATCTAATTCTACCCCCTCTTTAGAAATCCACATGCCTTCAGTCCAATAGACACACGGTTTACCATTTATTATTCTATATGACTCAGGGCCATCATCATAAGCATCGAAAAGTTCTTTCATAAAGGTGTTAGGCATAGCATCAAAGAACTCTGGATCTTCTTCATCATATGTTTTATCCGTTTCAGAATCATACATAGTCATATATGTACCATCATATTCTATCCATTCGTCACTTTCTTCTACTTCAGAGCAGTGTTCAAAACTTCCTGATGCGATTTTATCGGGTACATAAACACCATCGCAAGCATACATATTTCCCCATAGAGTAAATTTCTTAATGTGTTTCACTCCAGTTATCTCCTATCTTGTATTCACCATCAAGAGGACAAAACAATTCTAGTCCTACGCCTGCCTGCCTTATTGCATCAACCCCCAGTTGTCCTGTTGAATCAGCCACAGATTCTTTTACTTCTAACTGCCATTCGTCATGTACGTTGCAGACAAAGTGTGCGTCTAATGTATTGAGCCTGATTAGCTGATTAAGATTTACCATCGCCTGCTTCATGACGATAGCTCCTGCGCTTTGAAGCAGTGTGTTCAGTGCGGCGTGTTCAGAACGAACATATAGCTTACGCCCATCTAGTCCTTTGAGGAAACCTTTTGAAGCCGCTCGTCCAACCCTGTCTTTAAGATGTTTAAATGCAGGGAGATTATCGAAGAAACGCTTTCTAAGTTTCGTACCATCACGCTTATTTCCTCCGACCACACTACCAAGTTTCTCATCTCCTGCTCCGTATAAGAGTGCATAGATAAATGTTTTCGCCTGATTTCTTGATTCAAGTCCTGCAAGCTTTTGGTTAGCTGAGTGTATGTCTCCGTGGAGTATTTCATTTTTGAAGTCCTCATCCTTCATATAGTGTGCCAGCATACGTAACTCAAGGCCGCTGGCGTCAATACCTACTAGCTTATAACCCTTTGGTACAGTCCAGCAAGCCCGGCACTCTTTGCCGTAGGGCGCTGAAAGGTTAGGAACCTGTGCCATGTTGGGGCTGTTGTGTGTCATGCGGCCTGTGATAGTGCCGTTAGGATTTACAAAGCCACGAACACGATCATCGTCGTGACAAGCCTCAAGCCAAGAGGACACCTGTGCTATTCGCTTCTGAAGCAAAAGGTACTCAGCAATCAGTGTGGCCTCTGGAATATTTTTAATCTTACTGAGCGTAGACTCATCAACGATTGGCTGGCCTGTAGGTGTGAACCGCTTAGGCTTCCAGCCAAAGTCAATCAGGTACTCACCTATCTGTTTACGTGAGCCAAGATTGAAAGGCACTTCTTCAATCCGTACAGCCTTACGTTTGATTGCAAGCTCTTCATATTCTTCTTGGGTCAAGCGGCTTTTCTTTTCTGAGCCTTGGATAAGGGCCATCTTAGATAGCGCACCTGTCTTGGTAAAGTGTGGTAGAAGAATAGTTTTTAGTTGCTTAGGTCTGAAGGTCTTCTGCACCTCACGTTCTACTTCCTTGAGGCGGTCAGTCAACTCAGCAACAAGTAGCGTTGCGGCCTGTACATCCAGAAGAAAACCATACTCTCTTTGATCTGCAATAATCTTTAGTGCTTCATGTTCCAGCACTACGGACTGTCGGCTGAAGCCCCTTGATTCTGCTTTAAGATTATTAAACATCTTGGCGTTGAGTACTGCATCATTGCGGCAGTAGTTCAGCATCTCTGGAGAGTATTCACCAAACTCGCTGTAATCTATTTTCTGAAGCCCAATACGATAGCCCCAAGACTCAAGGCTATGTCCACCCTCGCGTGTTGGGTTGAATAAGCGAGACAGTACCAACGTATCCACGATAGCTGTGTTCTCAGTCAAATCAATATTGTGTATTTTCTTGATGGCTGGTAGATCATAGCCAATAATATTGTGACCTATTAGTTTATCTGCATTAGAGAGGTGAGCCAAACCCTGAACAATCTCAGTAGGCCCAAAGGTTTTGGTTTCACCAGAGTCAGGATCGACTGCGGCAATACACCAAATCTTTGTAGGCTCAAGACTATCAGCCTCAATATCAAATACTATGCTCTTCATAACTCAAGCTCATCCTGTTCTTCTGTTTCCACAGCGATCTCGCTGAGTCTACCACTGTCTTTGTCATAAAACAAATGGGTAGCCAAGCCGACATCTCCTGTGTACCTAGACTTCAAGACTCTTACCTTTGTTGTGCTGGCTTCAATAGGATCTTCTGATTGCTGGTTACGTTCAAGAGAAATCACGCAGTCAGATAACTGAGCGATACTTTGTGAGCCACGTAGGTGATTGAGTCCTGTTTCAATACCATTCTCGTGACCGCGATTACCGTCAACCCTTCTGAGGTGTGACACAAGAATTAAACCTACGCCTGTCTCTTCAACAAGTGTTCTGAAGTTGTGCATTATAGAGTCTATATTGCGGCGTTCATCACCGTCCGTTGTCATGGACAGGAGCATATGCAAGTGGTCAAAAACTATCCACTTACATTCAAGGCCCATAGCCATAAAACGTAGTTTAGAGAACACACTATCAACATCATTCATCCCAAGGTGAGCATGAACAAAGACACGGTTCTTGTTCTGCCCGTCATAAAGAACATTAAAGAAATTATCTATCTCTTCTTCACTGTACTTGGCCCTAACGCTATCAATATGTAAGCGGTCATTAGCCTCAATAGATAAGATACCATCAACAGTTCTACGCCAATCCTCTTCAAGAGCAATGACGCCTACCTTGTCGTTGGTGTTGGTGATGAGCCAGTGTTCAAGCTCACGAGTAACACTAGATTTACCTAAGCCTGTGCCGCCCGTCAGTGTGATCAGCTCACCCTGCCGTAAACCCTCAAGCTTTTCGTTTAGTCCCTGCCAAGGGTAGGCAACAGATTCTTTTCGCTCACGCTTCTTGTAGCTCTCGCGCTCTTCACTGACGTTTAAAATTCCAGACGGCGTATAAAGTTTTGAAGCCCACCAAGAAGTAACATAAGCTTTGTGGTGACCCAGCTTGAGCATCTCATTAGGGTCTTTGAATTCAGTAGGTAGTGAAAGTATCTTAGCCTTCCCCGGCTTGAGGATACGCGCCACTTTCTTTGCGGCTTCTCTTCCGGGCTTGTCGTTGTCGAAAGAAATAACCACCGTATCAAACGATTCAAGGAATTCAAGATTTTCTTGAACGTCTTTGACTGCGCCCTGCGCTCCATTCTTAACAGATACAACCGGCCATTTACTCCCCAAAAGTTCGTATGCCGCCATAGCATCACACTCACCTTCAGTGATCGTAATGTATTTGCCGCCTGCCTGCGCGATCTGCTGACCAAAGAGGCCAGTTCCCTTGGCAGAACCGACCCAACTAAATACTTTATTTTCTCGACGGATTTTTGTAGCAACTTCTTCATTGTTTATGTACGCAGGGTAGTGGTGTTCAATGATCTTGCCCGACTCGTCTTTGACTGATCGGACGCCGTATTTCTTTGCAGTCTCTAGTGAGATTGAACGGTCTGTTAGTGCGTGATAAAAGGTTTGGTTTTGAGAGAAGGGTGCGTTGTCGTTGGTTCTTTTGAAGCTATTAAAGTCTGCCACGTTGCCTCCCAGTGCAGATTGATAGTCTTTGAAAAATGTTCCACAACTAAAACATTTAGCAGTGCCGTCTGAATTTATGGAGACAGGATCACTGCCTCCACATTCAGGACAGGGCTTGTGGTACTCCACAAAGTCGCCCATTGTTTAGTCCTCCGTTTCATCGTCCTCTACGATTGCATCGTCAACAAGAAACTCCTGCATCTTTTGGTGCAGTGCAACTGCCGCCGCTTGATTGATGGTCATGTTTGTTTCAAGCTCTTCAATTCTCTTTTGAACATCAGCGATCAACATGAATGTTGCCTGACCTTCTGGAGAAATCTTTCCTACATCATAGGTTTTATCTTCGTGGGTATATCGCCACATCAGAACTCACTCCCAGCATCGCCATCATCAAGAACATCAAACTCAGCACCATCAGCACTAGCATACTCGACAAGCTCAAGAACTTGCATGGCTTGGAAGTCAAGCCCCTTGTATACAGTACCATTCCAAGTAGACTCCCACTCTTTGTATTGTACACGTACCTTAGAGCCGTTACCTACACTAGTATTCATAGGCTGTTTGTTACGATCCATCAGCTTAGGTGCGGCGTTAGGCTCGCCATTCTTACCAGTTACTTTTCGTTTAATAATTAGTGCTGACCCATCGTCCGTGTCCTTTACCTTGAACCCGCGTGAGCGGAAGTCATTGGCAACGGCCTCATCCACAACAAGGTTAACGGTATAGACCGGGGTGAATGTTGTGTTTGGTGTGGTCACAGATGCCCACATTGCTACGCCTTCAACAATAGCCATAATAAAAATCTCCTAAGATTTGTTAAACATAAAGTTAATATAACGCGGGATACAACTATACACATAATCAGTAGATAATTGTTCTTGCTCTTTACGAGCCTGAATTTTTATCCAACTAATCATATTCTGTAGTGTGCTGGGTGATGGTAGGCTAGTACCTAGCGACATAATAAATGCCCTACACACAGCATCTTCTATATTAAATACTTCATCATCCATTACTCATAATCTCCTGAAAGGATTGTTATCTTAACAAGATCTAATAGTAAATTAAACTTCTCCATTTCTACATCAGATACTACTTTAAGTTCTTCTCCTGTGTCAACAATAAGAATAAAAGGGTATCTAATTTCTTCATCGTTAGATTGGTCTTTAAGATTATTAAGACCTTCTAAGACTTTATCATTTAGAGTCTTCTTACTATTCTTATTAAAGTTTCCTTGTATAATTTTCAATTTGTATCTCCAAGTCAAAAGACTTTAAAGGTTGATTTTAGCATGGATCAAGGTTGATGTCAACCCTCAACTAACTCTTTGATTAACCAGCCTAAATAGACCTGTGCTTTCTTGAGATCTTCTATGCCATTCTTGTATTCATACCTCCAAAGGTATTTCAAGCAGTTGCCCTTGAGATATCCTTTGAATTCTTGTGGGTGCATTGAAGCTCTGATAGCTTGGATGGCTTCTATGGCTCCCTTGTTATAATGATCTGGTTTGTTTACTACATCATGCACATCTTGAGGGTGATACAGTTTTCCCAAAACTGTTTTAGTTTTTGTAACCTGATCCCATTCCTCCGGGGTTGCATCATCAATACTCACGGCGTACCTCCATATTTAATGTAATCACCTATCATAAAACCGATAGAAAAAAAAGTTATTATTACTAAAGCACTTACATACTCAGGTGAATCTTTCAGTAGATGCCAAATTGTTTTCAACATAATACCTCCATAGTTTTTCAATAGGATCTAATTGATTTGAATCCATAACAAATCTTTCACCGTAACCAAAATCTTTTTTATAGGCTTGATTAAAAAAAGACTTCCTACC